CTGATACATACTTCTATCTTCTAAAGCACCCTGTCTTATTGAAGAATAATTAACTGAAGTTAAATCATTAGATAATGAATGATAAGAAATATTTAAACCTGATGCGATACTTCTTAAAACACTTGTTGTAAATGAATCAAAAGCAGTAGTTGGATGAGTAGGATCAAATGCTTTGAAATCCATACCTTGAGGCAATTGCTCAAATACACCAGCTTGTGCGTTCATTGTTGGATTAAAGGTATCTTCATATTCTCCATCTCCAACATATCCATCTCCGTCAGGGGAGGTAAAGAAGCCCATTTTTGATGCTCCAACCCTAGCTGCAACTATTTCAGCTTCTAAATAACCATTTAACATTTTCACATTAGCCATAGCTGTAGCAACCAAAGAAACACCTCTAGTTTGTTCTGCTCTAGTAGGTATGTAAGCATGGATAATTTCGTCAGCAGGTACTCTAATGTGTTGTGCTTGAGCTAAATAAACTCTATCGTAAGGATGGTCTTTATATAAGTGATAAGCTACTGGTCTATCGTACTTATCTACCTCAACACCCATTTTAATTCTATTGCCAGTAGCTTTATAAACATCATTTTTATTTTCATCTAAATGATCTGCTTCTAAAAACTGTAACTGAAAACCAAAAGGTGAATTACTGTCTTTTATTTTTCTTATTAATACTTCACCATCTCTACATAAAGATTCAATAAATATTTTTTGACAATCTAAGAATGATAATCTGCCATTAGTAGTACAATTACCGACCTGACCCCATTCTTTCCAAGCTGACTCAATGAGCTGGTTTCCAGCAACGTCTAATGAGCCATTGTCATCTCGACCTTTACTGGAAACTCTTATGCCATGCTTACCGATAACATTAGATACCATCAGGTTTAAGTATCTTGCAATATAGCTATCGTTCCTTGCTAACTCTCTTGCTCTATCTCTTAAAATTCTTATGTTATCTTTTATCTCAGCATCGGCACTTGTAGATGTGGTAACAAAATCCGCAAATAATCTTCCAGTATTAGCTCCTGTATAGCTTCTTCTGTATGCTTGTCTTTTCTTTCTCTTAGGCTCGTTAATACCTAATATTCTGTTATACCATGCCATTATGTGTAACTCGAAGGATTAGAACCAGTTACCCTACCAAAATTTACTTTAATAGTGTTTCCTGATCCACGTTTATTCTTAATTCTCTGTATTTTGACTTCTTTTAGATATTCAGCTTTATATCTGTCTCTAAAAGTCATAAGTTCGTCTATGGACATTCTTGATAAAGACCTGCCAGCTATAGACATAGATGATTGGTCAATATTTGCCCTATTTTCAATAACTGCTTCTATTGCATCTAAAACAATCTTTGCATGACTTCTAACCGAAGCAGTTGTAGTTGCATAATTATCTTGAACTTCTACAAAACCTTCTTCTAGCTTGACTCTTGCAGAATCAGAGCTTCTAGTTATGTAAGAAACCCAGTTGTAATTACCTTTTGTATAAGAAGATGTATTACTAGCCTCAATTAAGTAGGTATCACCTGACTCAGTTGCAGTTAATGTAAAATTAGATGCTGTAGCACCATCAACTAAATTAAATTCATAAGATAGTGAATAGTCTGCTACTGGATAATCGTTAGCTAAATCTTCTCTTTTCCATGCCCAATAGTCTCCCAACTGAAGTTCAGTAGGAACTTGTGATGGATAATTTGTTGAATCAAATTTGTTGCTCAAGCAAAAACCTCATAATGTTTTAGATATATCTAATATTACACTATGGTTTTCTGCTAAAAAGTCAACATATTTACAAGGAAAAGTCAAATTACTTCCAAGAAGTAGCAAAATTTCCTCTATTTATGCCTCTTTGGGGCTTATTTTGTCCTTTTTCTTTAGGTTTTGTCTGTCTTGTTAGTATTTTTTCTTCAATTGAATCAAAATTAGGGTTTAAGATGTAAATAGCAGCAAAATTATAGACCAATGTATCCAAAGCCTCATTTCTTGGTCTTAATTGCTTCCAAATTAAAGATTTTCGACCTCTAACAAACTTTGTAACTCTTTTTTCTGCTGTAAGCTGTTTAAAATACTCTTCATCAAGATCTGAGCAAAAATGCAAGGTAGTTAGCTCATTTTCAGCAGCTAAACGTGCAAAAATAGCTTCTTTTGCTGAATCTGTACCAATTCCATATAAAACAGCCTTGTTTTTACCAACAAACGTAGGTCTATTAGCAATTGGCTTACCAGCTTGAGATAAACCCTTAACTGCAAAGATTCTTCTAGCTTGTCGTGGCTTAGTAAATTGATAAACCATATTGGTATGATGACCACCTGAGTCAATAGTACAGCATGATATAGGTATTAATCTTTCAGATTCAGTTTTAAATCTTTTCTTAAGATAAGCATCTAAGTCTGACCAAACATTTATAGCGTTTGGATCACCCCAAAATATCTTATAGTCACAAACCCATGCTTCATAGTTTTTACCCCAACCAACTAACTGTAATTCCAATCTGTCTTTTTGTGTATCCACACCAGCAGTTAAAACTAATACATCTTCAGGAATGTTTGTGTAATCATAATTTAATCTACGTTCAAGTAATGTTTCATATTCAACTGTTTCTCCTTGTTCTTCCCAAGATTCTCCCAAAGCAGTATTTATCCAAGTTTTTAACATTTCAGGCTGTTTTTTAGCTTCAAGAAAGTTTTTAGCCATATCAGCCCATGTCGACCAAACAGAATATAACTCTGATATATGAAATCCTGCTGTATTAGACTTAGGAGCAGATGCAATCCATTCGCCATGTTTTAACATCCATTGTTTTTTAGATTCATTTATTACAGAACCGCAATGATCACAAGCATAAGCTGCTGTATGAGGTTGATTTTCTTCCCAAACTACATTTTTCCATTTTAAAACTTGTTTTTCATTACATTCAGGGCAAGGCACATGATAGTAACGTTTATCTGATTCTTCAAAAGCAGTTTCTATTCTTGAAAGCCCTTTAATTGTAGGAGTAGAACACATATATATCTTTTTATTCCAAAAAGTAGTGGTTCTTTTAGTTGCAAGTGATATAGGATCACCTTCAGAACCAGCAGATGCCTCATACCTGTCCACCTCATCCGCCAAGACACATCTGATGGGACGTGAAGCGAGAGAACTTGCACTGTTGCTGCCCGTTATAGTTAAGTTCCCACCAGCAAACTTCTTAGATAATACTGTATTACCACTATCTCTGCTTCTAGGGTCTTTGACACAATTTCTTATCTTTTCAGAATCACGAATCATTGTAGCAAGCCTATCTTTACTAAAAGCCTGACCCATTTGTAAAGTTGGCTGCATTATTAGCATAGGTGCTGGGTCTTGATCTATGTAGTAACCTATAACATTGAGAAGTATCTCTGTTGCACCAACTTGAGCAGATTTCATGAATATAATTCTTTGAATATCAGGATCATTAAATGAATCCATTATCTCTCTTTGGTAAGGAGCACGATCTGTACGCCAAGCTCCAGCCTCTGCTGAAGATTCAGGAGATAAACGTCTGTATCTATCAGCCCAGTCGCTAATCTTCAGATTCGGTGGTGGAGTCCATATCTGATTGGTCTCCTGTATCACCTTTTCTATATTTTTGAGGTATTCCATCTTGAGCTAACTCGTTTAGTGCTTCATGCACTTGTTCTTTTATTATTAATTCCGCTTCTGCATATTTATCTACTGTTATGACTTGATGTGCAATTCTTGATGGCAAGCCTAACAACTTAGCTCTTGCATTAGATACATAATCAATCCATGTCTCTTGCACCAGTTCTGCTGGTATTAACTTAGCTTCCATCTCTTCTACTTCAAGTTCAGCTTTCCTAGCTTGAGCAGCAGTAAGTTTTGTTTTCTCTTCAGTTATATCACCAGTGCCATCTTTTCTAGTATATCTAGCAGTTTTTCGCAAATGATTAATATACTGTACCCTGCATACGTCTATATTAACAGGTGATCTTCCTGAACCAATAGTAAAGATTCCTTTACCTATCAAATCACTTATTGATTGTGGTGATAGATCAAGGTGTTCTGCTAATTCTTTTCTTGTAGCCAAGTTTTTATCGTGATTTCTTAATACTCATAAGTATAAATATACTTGATATAAAGCTCAATTACAAAAGGTCATTTGTATTATAAATACGGCTGATAGTACAGCTCTGTCGCTACAAAAAGAATGGGGTGCCGCAACCTG